TGGACAAACGGCCTTAAACGGGGCTAGAAGGCTAGGAAAAAGCGTGGTGTGTGGTCACACCCATAGACTAGGGGTATCGGCCTTTACAGAGGCTTCTAGAGGCCAATTAGGGCGTACTGTGTGGGGTGTTGAGGTTGGCAATTTAGTAGATTTAAGCAGTTCAGGCATGGCCTACACGAAGGGCTATGCAAATTGGCAGCAAGGCTTCGCTGTGGCCTACGTGCATGAGCGTAAAGTCCAGGTAATAACCATACCTATTAATGCAGATGGTAGCTTTATATTCGAGGGCAAACTCTACAAATAACGTTATCAAATCGTTATCAAAATTAAGCCCTAAATCATCCACAAAGTCATACACAAGTGTCACACTATTGACATGCCACAAAGCGTGTGCATAGAAAGTAGGGCTACAAATGAATAACATATGGCTAGAAGCTAGACAGGATGGTCTGATATTTTTTATGATCATGCTAGGTCTAGCAGTGTTGGTACTGGCTTATTGGAAGATACAAAGTAGAGCGTTTGATCGTGGCTACTGGGTCGGTAGATCAGCTGGCTGGAAAGCATCTATTGAGCATAATCAAAAGATTGAGAAACTAAGATCTAGAGCTGTATTTGATTATGACAAACACTGAGAAACTATTTGCAGATGCAGTCACACTCATACACGAAAGAGGGATGCATTACGGCCACCCAGCAATCCAAATGGATCGAATTGCCAAATTATGGTCTGCGTATCTCAATTTCCCGATCACATCAAATCAAGTGGCAGGCTGTATGGCACTGCTCAAAATCAGTCGTAGTGTGGAAAGTCCTGAATTGGACGATCATTACAAAGACGCACTTGCGTATATTGCCATTTCAAAAACCTGTCATGAATACATGCAGGATAAAGACTTTGAATGGGAGCACTAATAATGGCATTTGACCTAAGCAATTACGAAACAGTAGATGAACGTCTACATAAATGGTGGAAGGAATTTCCAGATGGAAGATTGGAAACAGAGGTTGTCGAGGCCTCAAACACTCGATTCATTGTTATATGCAAACTATACAGAACCGAAGCAGATCCGAAGCCGTACGCTACTGGAATTGCGAGTGAGACTGTTAGTGATCGTGGCGTTAATGCGAATTTTGCTTTACCTAACTGCGAAACAAGCGCAATTGGTAGAGCGATTTCAAATGCGGGTCTCTCAGCTAAAGGTAAGCGTCCAAGCAGAGAAGAGATGGCATCAGTAAACGCTAAATCAGTATCATTTAGTGTTGAAAACAAGCTAGAAGATCCAGTGCAATGGGGCGACAGTGATTGGACTACAGCTGTGCCAGAAGCACCTAATCCACCACCAGAGTGTGGCTGCGCTAAGGGTATGGCATTGAAGAAGGGTCTGAGCAAGACAACTAAGAAGCCGTATTATGGTTATACATGTTTAGATAACATTAAAGAGCATAATATTTGGGCTAAACAAACCAGTACAGGCGCTTGGTACTTTCCAAAGGACAAGGAGTAACTGTGGGCTACATAGCGTTTATTAATGGTCGTGGTGTTCACGTTGTCATGGATGATAATGGGGTGCATTTAGAGCAATCTGTCATCAAGTGTGAAGTCTGTGATGACGATCGAGTATTTAAGGATGGCACGTGCTTTAGATGTCATGAGTTGATAAATCGTGACTAATTACACGCAGTTTAAGTGCAACGGATGTAAGCGTAATACTGAGTTCTTATGGCTTAACTCTGAGGATCTGCCAGAAGGTTTCAGATTATACCAATGCACTAGCTGCGGTTGCGTGGGAATCAAAAATATAGTTGAAGCTTTGCATATACCAGACTCGGACATATGCAGATGTGATAAGTGTGGTGGATGGAAGTTCTTAACTGTGGCCTGCCACACTTGCCAGTTGATTGGAGCAAAGTAATGCCTACATATGAGTTTAGCTGTAATGAGTGCGGCACCTTTGGCTCTACCTTTAGATCATTTACTGAGGATGTGCCAATTATGGATTGTCCTAAATGTCATACATTAATGACCAGGCTGTATTCAGCACCTGGGTTAGTGTTTAAGGGTAAGGGCTGGGGTAGCAAGCCGTGATTAAACCTTTTAGCTTAGAGCTATACGCTGACAATGATAATGCTAAAGAATTGGTAATCAAATGGCTAGAAGCTAAGGGCTGCACAGCCTGGGTAAACCCTGATCAATATGGCATAGATCTATTATTTAAAAATCCAGCAGGTGATTACTACAGCTGTGAGGTAGAGGTTAAACATAACTGGAAAGGCGATAAGTTCCCTTTCAAGACTATGCATATACCAGCACGTAAACTAAAGTTTGCTACAGATAACGCAATCTTTGTGGTATTGAATAGTGAACGTACGCATCTAATCATGTTACATGGTGAGGATTTACGCAAGGCACCTATTGTGCGTAAGGATACGATTTACACAGAGGGTGAATATTTTGTAGAGATAGAGGTTGATAATGAATGAGATTGGCTATGATCAAACATGGCAAGAAGGTGATGATATTGTTGGATTCTTCGCCACGCCGTCTGACCTGCGATTATCTTACAGGATTTGACAGTGTGTGCTACCCTAAAAAAGCGTTCGATCTTAAATCGAAAAGCTGAGTCGCCAGCGGGTAGACTCGGAAGGCGCAGAGTTTGGGCGACCTCTTTGCTAATTGCATTTAGCCTTTGCTTTTCAAAAGATTATTCCGTTGCAGCTGACAAACCTATGCATTACAAACAATATGCATTCATTCAATTAAATCATTCATTCACAGAGTTCTATTGTTTAGATGAGTTATATCATAAAGAGAGTAGATGGAATCCTAAAGCTATAAATGGTTCACACTATGGCATACCACAAGGTAGATCTAAGTATCTTAGTAAAGTAAATGGATATAAGCAGGTAGAGTGGGGCATTAAGTACAATAACAATAGATATGGTTCTATGTGTAAAGCATTAGATCACTTCAAACGTAAGGGATGGCATTGAGCGAACGTGCGTTAGGTAGTGGTAAGTGGAAGAAGCTACGCATTACAGTACTTGATCGTGATGGTTGGATCTGTGCTTTATGTGGTGGTGTAGCTGATACTGTTGATCATATTTTCCCTCGTGTAAAAGGCGGTGACATGTGGGCTTTAGACAATTTACAGTGTTTATGTAAGTCATGTAATAGCCGTAAAGGAGGGCGTTTTTTTAGCCACAAGGCGACCCCCCCTGTCTTTCTGAAACCTTCTCTCCCTGAAACCACCAGCACAGTGCCGGACTCACCTTTTAATAAACCAGATACATTGGATTTTGATGCAAACTAATACTGAATCAAGCCAGATCAAACGAGGGGTCGGGCTAATTGGCAGCACCGAGCCTAGAATCCACACGCCTTTACTAAAAGGTAATAGCAAAGCACAAGAGGTAGCGGATCTAGCTGAAAAAATTGGGATGCCTCTTATACCCTGGCAGCGCTGGGTGTTAGATGATCTGTTGTCTGTAGATGAAAATGATATGTTTATCAAGAAAACAGGACTAATTCTCGTTAGCAGGCAGAATGGTAAGACTCATCTAGCCAGAATGCTTATTTTGGCACATTTGTTTTTATGGAATACCAAGAACGTATTAGGCATGTCATCTAATCGAAATATGGCATTAGATACATTTAGAAACGTTGCATACACAATAGAAGATAACCCATTTCTAAAAGATCAAGTAAGACAAATACGTCTAGCTAATGGTCAAGAATCAATTACACTTAAAAATGGCGCAAGGTATGAAATTGCCGCAGCGACTAGAGATGCACCTAGAGGCAAGAGCTGTGGATTCTTATATCTGGATGAAATCCGTGAATGGTCAGAAGAAGCGTTTACAGCTGCTTTGCCAACCACTAGAGCTGTGCCAGGATCCATGACTTTAATGACGAGTAACGCAGGTGATGGGTTTAGTACAGTGCTAAATGATTTACGTGAACGATCTTTATCTTATCCACCACAAACTTTAGGCTACTATGAATGGTCAGCGCCACAGCATTGTAAAATACATGATCGCAAAGCCTGGGCTATGGCTAATCCAGCATTAGGACATTTAATTACAGAAGAAACTTTAGAAGAATCAGTAAATACAAACAGCATAGAAGCCACACGCACGGAAATGCTTTGCCAATGGATAGATTCCACGACTAGCCCGTTTGCTTACGGCAGCATTGAAGCATGTAGTGACAGCACGTTAGAAATCCCTGTCGGCCCTCAGACTATAATGGCCTTTGATATTGCACCTACTAGACGTTCTGGCGCTTTGGTTATGGGTCAGATAAAAGATGGCAAAGTAGCCGTAGGACTTGCACAGCTTTGGCATAGCGATATAGCAATAGATGAAGTTAAGATGGCAAGTGACATAAATGAGTGGGCAAGAAAATATCACCCACATATAATCTGTTTTGACAAGTACGCCACACAAACAATAGCCACAAAATTAGAACAAAGCGGATGGCGTATGCAAGATGTAAGCGGCCAAGCGTTTTACCAGGCATGCTCGGACTTAGCAGATGGTTTAGCCAATAACCGAATAGTCCATTCTGGACAGGCTGATTTAGTACAGCACCTAAATAACTGCGCTGCTAAAACAAATGATGCTGGCTGGCGCATTATTAGGCGTAAGTCGGCTGGTGATGTTACAGCTGCTATATCTTTGGCTATGGTGGTGTCAGAATTGACTAAACCACAAAAAACTGCACAAATCTTTGTCTAACTTGCACCATTAGTCCGTTTTATGGTATAAAGTATATCTATGGGTCTATTGTCTGCTTTGGGTATAAATAAAAAAACTGAATCCGTACAAGCGCAATACGCCCCTGCCATTATGGACACAGCCTACGGCTATGGTTCATTTACAACAGGTGTTGGTAATTTCCCTGGTGGATTAGATCGTAATTATGCAATGCAAGTACCTGCCGTTTCACGTTGCAGAAATCTTATAGCTGGTGTAGTTTCCTACTTGCCGTTAGGTCTTTACAAAAAGTCTAATGGTGAGGAGTTGGGGAACCCTCTATGGCTCGAACAACCAGACTATCGGCAACCAAGATCCGTCACCATATCATGGACTGTCGATAGTCTTTTATTTTATGGTGTTGCATATTGGCGTGTAACAGAATTATATGCAGATGATTTAAGGCCATCACGTTTTGAATGGATTGCCAATAACAGAGTTACATTTACTACAAATAAGTTTGGTACAGAAGTAGAAGCTTATTATGTAGATGGACAAACTGCTCCAATGTCCGGTATTGGTTCGCTTATCACATTTCAAGGATTAACACAAGGTGTATTACAAACCGCAGCACGTACAATTCAAAGTGCATTAGATATTGAAAAAGCAGCAGCTGTATCAGCACAAACACCAATGCCAAGTGGTTACATTAAAAACACTGGCGCAGATTTACCAGAGCAACAAGTATCTGGATTATTAGCACAATGGAAACAAAGTCGTCTAAATAGATCTACAGCATATTTAACATCTACTCTATCTTATGAAACTACAGGATTTAGTCCTAAAGATATGATGTATAACGAAGCACAACAATATCTAGCCACACAAATTGCTAGAGCAATGAACGTGCCCGCATATTACATAAGCGCAGATATGAATAACAGCATGACTTACCAAAATATTATTGATGGTCGCAAAGAGTTTGTAGCTTACTCATTACAGCCGTTTATCTGTGCGATTGAGGATAGACTCAGCATGGATGATATAACCGCCAGAGGACATTCCGTAAAATTCAAAATCGAGGAATCGTTTTTAAGAGCTGACACAATGAAGCGCCTAGAGGCATTAGAGAAAATGTTGGCTTTAGGTTTAATCGATGTGGATGATGCTAAAGAAATGGAACAAATGACACCTAACGGAAGAGAAACAGAAGATGAAACTTACATTCAGTAGCCATATAGAAGCTGCCGATACAGAGCGCAGGGTTATCGCTGGCAAGATCGTACCTTTTGAAGAGGTAGGCAATACTTCCGTTGGTAAGGTCGTATTTGCTAAAGGATCAATCGCAATAGGCGATCCTGGCAAGGTGAAGATGCTTATGCAACATGCACCAGAGCGCCCAATAGGTCGCATGCAAAAATTTAATGAAGAGCAAGACGGAATTTACGCATCATTTAAGATCAGCGCATCTATGCAAGGTCAAGATGCTTTAATCCTTGCTGGCGAGCAATTAATCGATGGTTTATCTGTCGGTGTAGATGTAAACAAGTCTGTACAGAAAAAAGATTATTTATATGTAACCAGTGCAACACTAAGAGAAGTTAGCCTGGTAGAAAGCCCAGCATTTACAGCTGCGCAAGTAACTAAAGTTGCTGCTAGTGAAAACGAAGCAGAGGACACAAACCAAACAACAGAAAGCGAGGCTCCTGTGGAAGATTTAGCAACAGCGCCACAAGAAGCAAAGGCAGAGGCTGCTACTCCTACAGTAGAAGCTGCACGCCCAATAATTACAGCACCATTAATCCAGACACGTGTGCGTACACCTATCGATTCGATGGCAAAGTACACAGAGCACAAGATTAAGGCTGCACTAGGATCAGATGAATCAAAGTTGTTTATTGCAGCAGCAGACGACTCATTTTCAACTAACCCAGCATTTAATCCAACACAATACCTAACCGAGTTTGTAACTAATACTCGTTTTGGTACTCCAACAATCGATGCATGTTCACAAGGCGTACTACCAGCATCAGGTATGACAATTTCAGTACCATCTTTGGTAACTTCCGCTGGCGGTGGAACTGGTGTAGCACCAGTAGTAACTGTTGAAGCAGAAGCTGGCGCAGTGCAAAATACTGGTATGGAAACTGCTTACCTAACAGGTACAGTATCCAAATATTCTGGTATGAACACACTGAGTGTTGAACTGCTCGAAAGATCAGACCCAAATTTCTATGCGGAGTTGACAACCCAGTTGCAAAATGCCTATTTAACAACTATTGATACAGCAGCCCTTACTGCACTTATCGCAGCAGGTCAATATTCTTCAGGTTGCGATGCAGATTCAGCTGGCATTATTGAATTTACTAGCGATGCAGCTCGTAAAATTTACACAGGTACTGGCTACTTTGCACAGAACTATATTGCCAACCCATCACAGTGGCAATTACTTCTACAATCAACAGATAACACTGGCCGCCCAATTTATTCAGCATCACAACCAATGAATTCAGGCGGAGATGTATTACGCACTTCAAATCGTGGTAACGTGCTAGGACTTGATCTATATGTAGACAAGAATTTCACAGCCACAACTACTATCGATGATTCTGCTGTAATCCTTGCACCAGAAGCGTTTACTGTATATCGCTCACCACAGGCATTTATGTCTGTTAACGTGGTAAGCAATTTGCAAGTACAGGTTGCAATTTATGGTTATATGGCCACTATTGCAAAAATGCCTAACGGCATCGTTAAGTTCAACCTTAACTAAAAACAAATCAGTAATCTCTGGGGTTTAGTAGCCCTAGCCCCAGAGAGCTATTAGCAAAGGAGTAGAGATGCCAGCAAGTTTTGTTACAGTTGCCGAATTGCGAGCGAATCTCGGAATTGGTTCTCTCTACTCCGATGCGACAGTAGAAGAAGTTTGTCAAACTGCAGAAGATTTATTAAAACAATACCTATGGTATAACGATGCACCAGTAGTGGCCGCTGGATTACAAAACAATGTAGCCACATTAGTATTAGCAAACCCAGGTTTATTTGTAAAAGGTCAAACAGTGTCTATTGATGGCTGTGGCAATATTTATGGTGGCCCTCATGTAATAACTGGCACAATCCCTGGCATTAACATTCCCGTAAGTATTAGCACAGCGTTCTGGTCGTTTTTTACAAATTACTCATTCCCTAACGGCTATTCATTTATTCAGTTTTCTAAAGTACACGCAGACGATCCATTCCATCGCATTGTGCCAAGCGGCACAGCCTCAGGCCCAGATACTAAA